GTTGCCGGTAGCGTCTTCGAACGGCGTCCCCGTCAGCACGCAGTTCTTCACGACGAACGCCGTGGCATATGCGCCCACGGTCCCCATGGTCGCTGAAGCCGTTATGGTCGGGTTGGTCTCGGAGGCTGAGGTTGCGCGCTTCCACCAGTAGCCGACCGACTCGTTGGCGTTGTTGATCGGGGTGATGATCTCGTTCCAGCCCGCATCAATCGTCAGGTTGGCGCCAGACGAGTGCATGCACGCCACGATCAAGATGTCGTCGGTTGCGTGTGCCGGGAGCGTCGGGGTGATGGTGAATGGAGCAGTGCTGTCCGTGCTGGTAGCGAGCGTCCCGGCCGTAACGTAGATCGGCAGGGTTCCCTGCGGCCACATCGTGGGGTTGTCGCCGGTGTCGGCGGTCGCCCCGTTCACCGTCATGTCGAAGCCAGACTTGACGTCCGGCTCGGGGCTCGCAGTACCGGCCAGCGGCCAGTACGAAATCAGGTTGTCCGGAGCGATGTCGCGCGGGTCTGCACCCCTGGACAGGGCGACGATCTGCGCATCCGTCAGTGCGATGTTCCAGATGGCGACATGAGCGAGCTTGCCATCCCAGAGGTCATTCGGGGTGCCGCCGGACTGCGCTCGCCCTCCGATTCGCGTCAGATTATGAGCGTTTGGAGCAACAGACGTCGTGTTCTCAGTGGACTTCGTGGTACCGTCGCGGTACGCATACCGGCTGGCATTACCCGACGACACGAACGCCTGGTGATGCCAGTTGTTAGCGGTGAGGCCAGTAACGTTGATCTCGCCGACCGTTGCGCCATTCTTCGAGTAGACATACGCGCTAGCGGAGTACCGCTGCAGCGCGAGATACTGATCCGTAGCGGCATTGCTACCGATAGACACCAGTGTCCTGGTGACGGCGTCGGTTGCGTCTGACTTTCCCCATGCGCTGATGGTGAAAGGAGTCCCCGTGACAACCCCTCCTGCATAGGAGAGGTAGTCATCAACCGCATCGAAGACTCTGGACATCTATCTCCTCTTGGGCTGGTGGGGCGGGTGTGACCCCGCCCCTCCGACCGCTCCTACTCGCCCGCTCCGCGCGTGATGACGGCGGTGAGCCCCTGCACGACACCCTTACGAGGGTCGTTACCGGTGACGATGTTCTCCGCCTTCAGCAGCATGCGTGCGCGCTCGGGGTCGCCCTCAGAGGCCTCGATGGTGTCGTTGACGTTGGGCTCCGCGTCGCGCAGCCACAGCACCAGCTCGTTCACCATCTCGTCCTCTTCGAGCACCTCCTCCTCGTCGGGACCGTCGCCGATGTCCTCAGCCGAGGCCGAGTTGTACGGCTCGATACCGCCGTGGAGGAGACCGCGCTTGATGTCCTCGTCGCGCAGCTCCTCGCCGTCCTCCGGCAGGATCTGGCCGCGACGAGCCTCCTTGTACTGGAGCACGCTCTCGCCCAGAGGGTTCTTCCCCGGGACGTAGTAGTGCCAGCTCCGGTACAGCACGCGGTACTGCTGAGTGGTGTTCGCCTCATCACCCATGATCAGCCCGCCAGACCCGTGAACTTCAGCACGGCGTAGGGGTTGTCCACGAACATCAGCGGACGGACGGACGACTGGATCCAGTTCCGCTGGGTCGCGTTCTCGTACCACGTCTCCGTGGTGAGCGGCTGCTCGACGCGCATCTGGCCGACCTGGCCGGACGCCACGACGTACGCCGTACCCGGGGTGACGCGGTTGGGAGACGTACAGGCTGACGCCGACACCCGAGAGCATCGCGCCAAGCCGGTCACCGTAGATCGAGAAGAGCGCCAGGTACTCCTGCGGGTTGATGATCCACAGGTTGTAGCTGATGCCCAGCTCGTCTTCCTCGGCCAGCTTCATGGCCTTGGCGAAGTCGTACGCCGGCCACAGCGAGTGGTTCGACGCCGAGTTGCCGGTGGTGACGACGGTGGACCAGTTGTTGCCGCTAGCCGTCCGGCTGCCGGCCGTGATGGCGGCCTCCAGCTTGGAGATCGCGATCTGGTTGATCTTGCGAACGATGGTGTTCGCCAGCTGGCGGACACGGTTCGTCAGCATCACCGAGTCGTTGCGGTCGCGAGCCTCGACGGTGACGTAGGTCTTGCCACCCCACTTCTCGACCTCGGCGACCTTCGGGACGAGCCGCTCGCTGGTGACCAGCGGGAACTCGCCACCCGGAGCGACACGCTCGACGTCACGGCTGAGGTACAGCTCGTTGTCCTGCACCTCGTCGTAGATCACGGCGCCACCCGTCACGCCACCACCAGACGAGAAGATCCGGTCGGCGACAAACCGCTGCAGCGTGAGATCCATGATCATGTGGGTAATGCGAACCGGCTGGTTCAGCATCATGTCCACGGTGATCTGGGAGTTGCTCACCGACGGCGGACCGAGCGGGTGCTCCACCGGAGCGCCCACCGGNNGGGTAGATCTTGAAGCCGTACTTCTCCTCGAGACGCTGGCGGGCAGCCATCGTCTGCGCGGCTTCGGCGTGGATCTCCTCCAGATCGACCGGGAGGTCGCGGAGGTGCTTTTCGATTGCGTTCACCTCACTCCCTCCTAGTAGAGCGCGATCTGCGCGACGCCGTTGTTGGCGACGCCAGTGATGGCGTAGCCCACAGCCACGCCGGCATCCAGCGCCGTTGCCTTGCCGTTGGCTCCGACCTCGACCTCCTCGAAGGCGTCGATGTCCGAAGCCGCGTCCACCTCGACGATGTAGCCAGCGCCACGGTAGACGTTGGTGTAGCCACCCTGCGCAGCGGACTGCGCGGCCACACCGAAGATCCTGCCAGCCGCCGTCGCGTGAGCGATGCGGATGTTGTTGCCGGTGACGTCGGTGCTGAGCGCCGGACCGCCGTAGCGGTTGCCGGAGATCATCACGAACCTGCGCCCCTCGACCGCAGCCGAGGCACGGCCGGTGACGTCCTGACCCGGCCGGTAGAACGGGATGGAGTCGGCCATGGGTTAGACCTCCTCACGGATGATGGTGCCGGGCAGCACGGTGCCGCTGGGCATGCGGGCAGCCATCTCCTTCTTGGCGGCCACGTCGGGCAGCCAGTTGGACGGGTACATCTCCCGCGACGCAGCCACGTCGCCGGAGTTGTCGGAGCCGCGCTGCTCCACCGGGACCAGTCCCGGAGCCATCTCGGCGAGGAGCTGCTGGGTCCCCTGCGGGTCAGCCTTCCACGCCTTGAGGTAGTGGTCGCGACGCGACACGGGGAACTTGCCAGCGAGAATCGCGGCATCGAGCACCTCGTCGCGCTCGCGCTCCGCCAGACGCTTCGCCGTCTCCGCGCCACGACGCGCGTTGGCCTGGACCTGCGCCCAGGTCTCGGCGTCCACGGTGACGGTGCCGTCCTTGCGGGCGGCGATGGCCGGCTCAGCGGGCTGCTCCTGCTCGGCCTCCTGCTCCTCGGTCTCCTGCGGGTCAGGCTTGGGGTCCGAGTCCAGCGCCTTCAGGATGTCCTCCTGCGTGGCGTCGGCGGGCAGCCCCAGCTTCTCCCGGATCGGAGCGAGGTCGTCCGTTGCCTTGTCGGCCACGGTGGTCTCCTTCCGTTCGCTGGTACCGGGCCGTGACTCTGCCCGGCTGGCGAAGACGGCCAGCGGCGCACCCGTTGCGGCGAGCTGCGCTGCGACGTCCTCGTATCGGATCTTGACCTCGACTGGATCGCCGAAGGTCACCTCCTCACCGTTGATCTCGAAGGGCACGCGGTAGAGCTTGCCCTCGTCGTCGTTGTCAACGATGAGCTCGTTCGGGTCGAGTCGAACCGAGCGAATCCACCACTCGAATCCGACTCCCTCGTAGTAGGCACGAGTGATGTCCGCGACCTCGACCGAGGCCGCGACCGGCTCTGCCATGCCGCCTCCTTTGATGATGACGGCCACGCGCTGCGGACCGTCGGCCTCGGCAGCCACAGGTTCACCATCCGGGTAGAACAACTCGTACAGGTCCTCGAGAGTGTCGACGCCTGGAGCATCCTCGCCCAGCAGGCTCACAGCGGTGATGACGAACAGGTGCTTGCGCCCCTGGATGTCCACATTCCGCCAGCCCTCGACAGACCGATCCGGATAGGCAATCGGCATGATGTCTGCCAACCACTCCGGCACTCCCACGTAGTCTCCGAAGAGAGTCTGCGTGGCAGCCTCGTACACGAGATTCGTCACTCGCCCCACAGCAGGCTGCTGGGTGAGCTGCTTCTTCTCGTGTCCGAACTTGATGATGGGGTTCCGCACACCGGCCGCGTTGATGGCCTGCGCAGCCCACATGAGATCTTCCTCGGTGAAGGTCGTGGTCCCCGAGCTGAGGTTGTAGGTGCCGGTCTTGGCGAGAGGCACGTGCGGGATCGTCACGAGCTTCACTCGATCTCCCCCTCAGCGTACACCGCCACCAGCGTACCCCGGCAACGCGGCCCACCCTTGCACTCCTTGTACCCTCCGGTGGGGTAGTCCCGCTCAGCCGCTGAGATGTCCGGTCCATACTCACGGCCGTCCACAGCGGTGCAGTTGGAGCAGGTGTTGGAGTCGAGCAGCTCGCTGGCGTAGATGCGCGGGTCCTCGTCGGAAGTGCGCATCGTCTCACGACGACCGGTGTTCATGGCCTGCGTGATAGCACCATTGAACTGGTCCTTGAGGTAGGCATCGCTCAACGAGTTGAGGTGCGCCTTCACCTCGGCGGCCACCTGATCAGCGCTGAGATCAGATCCCGTGCGACGCCTCGCTGAGATCGCGAGTGAGCAGTTCGTCCAAGGCCTCGGCTCGTGCAGCGATGTGTGCCGCAGCGTCGTCCAGCGCGGGCTTCGGAATCCGCACTCCCTGACGCATTGCCTCCTCCTGAGCCAGGATCGCTCCATCCTCCATCACCTCGATCAGTACGGGGCGCAGCGTGTCAGACCCGATGGGCGTGGCCTGGAGGCCGGCCAACACCTTCACGTCGCCGTCAGCGGCGATGATGAGCTTGCCCAGTTCGTCGATCTGCGCCGTGCGGATGTCAGCCCACAGCGTGGTGAGTCGGCTCACGCCATCGTCGATCTTGAAGTCGATGGCTGCGAAGTCCGTCTGCGCCGCGACCTCGTGGTCGTACGGCTGACGACGCAGCTCGCGCGGGGGCAGGTACGCCGGATTCATGCTAGCCCGGACAGCCGCAGTCGTGATGGGACCAGTCTGCGGCTGTGCGGGCACGGGCGGAGCCTCACCCCCGACGGGAGGCTCGACACCCGGCTCCGGTGTGCTCGGAGCCTCGTCTTCGTCCGGGTCCGGCGCGGTGACGAGCAGCCGGTTGCCCTCGCCGTTCGGCAGCGGAGGTAGTCCGAGCTGAGCGCGACGCTCGTCGATCGTGATGACGCCCAGCTCGAGATCGTACTGGAACGCCTTCCCGGAGGGAGCCTCGTCATCGTCCACAGGCTTCTCGGGCAGGCGATACCGCTTCCGCAGGGAGGACTCCAGATCGCCGTCAACCGTGATGAGCCCCTTATCGACCATTGTCGAGAGGTCCGCCACAGACAGACTCGGGTCCTCATTCCGCTCGAAAGTGAGGGCCGGAACGTTGGCGTCTTCACCGAAGTTCCAGTCAACCCAGTTCTCGATGATCTGAAGGTTGAAGTCCTCGACAAACCACAGGGCAAGGGCTTCCTGGGCGAGAGCCGTGTAGTCCACGAACTCCTCGCCCAGTGCCCGCGAGCCGGTCTCCGTCTGCCCGAGCTGAAGGAACATCATCAGCAGGCTGCGGGCCATCGCCTCGTCCAAGTAACGGATCGAACCGATGGTGTCGGGGAGCGAGCCGGAGGTACCCACCAACGAGAGGCGAGAACCGTTCGGCAGGACCCCACCAGCACGCTCCCCGACCTTGTACTCCTGAGCCATGGCGTCCATGGCCTCCATCTGCGCAGGGGTTGCGCCAGGCGGAGCCTCGATGATGGGGATGCCGACGCCGTTGCGCTCGTGCTTGATGGCGTCAACTCGGAGCAGACGGTCCTTGATCAGCCAGTCGCGGTACAGCGGGCGCAGCATGGAGCGGCCGACGAAGTTGGCACCCTCCTGCTCCCACACGTACGCGACCAGCTGCGGAACCTTGATGACGGGAGGGTTCCAGCCGATGTTCTGCTTGATGGAGATGAGCCGGCCAGAGGTCTCATCCACATTGATCTCGCCGATCGTCTTCGGCATGCGAGGGGAGATCTGCGTGAGGTGCCAGTACACGTCAGCGTTTCGGTACTCGCCGACCTGGCTGAAGAACATGTGACCGTAGACCGGCGCGAGCAGCGCGTGCGCCAGATGACGGTCGAAGCTGAATGTCCGGTGGCTGCGCCGGTTGGCGGGCTTGTCGGTGCCCTTGATGGGGAGGCCGAGATCCTGCGCCAGCTGCTGTACCACCCGACCTTCGGCGTCCAGCGGGTCGATCATCCACTGGTACCGGCGGATCGGGAGCGTCAACCCCGACCAGATACCCGCGATCTGCGAGTCGTTGCGCATCTGGTCGTACACGTAGACGGAGTTGGGCCACCTGAGCTCAGGGACGTACTCAACGTCATCGATGAAAGCATTCCATCCAGGCAGTCCAGACCCCGACACGATTGAAGGTGCCGGACTCCCGATGTCTCTGGTAGGAGGCTTGGTAGACATGCTCGGGAGCGCAGTATAGGTGACCCCGGTAGGCTCCGCCTACCGAGGCCACCAAATCCCAGTTGGAGACTGGGTTCTCCCCCTCTCGCGCTCGCGTACGCGCGAGGGAGGCTACACCAGGTAGTCCCGCCCAGACGACCGAAGGTCACTCCGGTACGTCAGCCTGACCAGCCGGATCGGGGTCGAGCCGAAGCTCACGCCCAGCCCGTCACCGATGGCGCAGACCACATGCCGAGGAACCCCGGCACCCTGGTCGCCGTAGAACACGCCATCCCCAGCCTCAGCCGAGGCGACGGGCTTCCAGGTGCCCTGGTTGATGAGGGTGCCGGTGTAGCCCTGACCGTCGTATCCACGCCCATTGGGGTCCGGCAAGCCGGCAGCCTTGTGGATGAGCGTGAAGCTGCTCGAACAGTCCAGCTGATACCACGCCAACCTCGAGAACAGGTCGTCGGGCATCGGCCGGTACTGGCGATAGACGTAGAAGGCGCGCAGCGCATAGAACCTCAGCGCCACAGCCTTGACACGCGCTCGCTGCGCGGCCCGCGTACCCGCCTGCGCCTTCCGCGCCTGGAGCTCAGCCCGAGCAGCCGCCACCGCGCGGCGATGCTGCCGGATGAGCGCCTGGTCGTACGCGCCGAGGAACGGCTCCAGCGCCTTCCACACGTCGGACCCGGCGTACCTGCCGCTGATGGGTCCGCGCCGAGTCATGTAGGCTCGGCGGAACCTGAGCAGGTCGTCCCGCGTGCGGCTACCGAAGCCACCCTTGCGGTTGTTGGTGTGAGGCAGCCCCTTGGCAGCCAAGGCGCGATGCAATCCGTTCTGCAGCGCCTGGACTGCCTTGGAGGTCTGACCGTACTTGACGACCATCAGTTGGGCGGGGCTGCGGTGTCGGTGTGCTCGTTGGAGGGGTCCTCGGTGACGAGCACCTCGTCCTCCAGGTCCTTCATGGGGTCCTGCTGTCCGGACTCGATGTCCTTGACGACGTCGTCGATCTCCGGGTCGGCGAGCAGCAGCTGGTACTTGGCCATCAGGTCCTCGTAGTTCTTGATGACCTGGTCGAGCGCGGTGGCGCCAGAGGTCACCGCCGAGCGGAACTGGTACGACCGCCCACCGAAGAACGCCATCGTACCGGCCAGCGCCGTGACGAACAGCGCGACCACGCCGTTGTCGGTGTAGAAGTCCGACCCGGCCGACACAGCCGCAGTCAGGAACGTCACCCACGCAGCCGCCAGGCCACCGAGCGCCGTCCCGGAACCGATGTTCACCCCGATCTTCGGGTTCACAACGGGAGTGTTATCTGCCATCGTTACATCTTCCTCTCGAGAAGGTCGTGCGTGATTGACTTGGAACTGGCCTTCTTGGGAGCGAGCACGACATGCGCTCCCTGGTAGGTGGACATCATCACGGCGTCGCCTCGGTCCGGACTGGGCATCCCCCGCTTGCGCATGTCCTCCTTGCTTTCGACCTTGATGCGGCCTGAGGAGTTGATCTCATACCGCACAGACAGCAGCTGCGAGTGCAGCTCCTCGTCTTCGGGGTCCAGGTCGATGAGCCCCTCTTCGAACAACTGGCGGCGCCGCCACCACTGCTCAGCGCGCAAGTTGACGAACTTGGTGGGCTGGGTGCTGGCAGCCCCAGCCTCGAATGCACGAACCTGTAGCTCCTGCTCAGCCAGCCGGTCGAACACGCCTGCGCCAACGCCGATCGTATCGACCACAGCCTCGGCAGCCTTGGGTCCGTCGTTGAGGATCTTGGCGACCGCACCCGCCGTCTTCATCGTGGACTGCTTGTGGGTGGCGAACTCCAGTCTCACCACTCCACCCCGGTTGCGGTATACGACCGTCTGGTCGTCACCGTACCGAGCCACGTCCACCCCGTACGTTCCAGGGCCGAAGCCCGGCAGGTCGCGCTCGATGGCCGCCCGCACCATGGCCGGCGTGATGAGCGTGTCGTCGCTGACCTCGGGGAACAGCCCCAGGACCTTGGACGTGTAGAGCGGGCTGTTCTCTCCCCAACGCTTCTTGCGCTCGTCGACCCAGGTCTTGGACACGAGCAGCTTGGCGACCTTGTCCGGCACGGGCTCGCCCGTGTATGCCGGAGTGTCGAATGCCGAGATGCGGATGTTGTTGTAGCCCGAGCCAGGAGCGCACAGCGTCGCGAAGTGGGAGCTGGGGTCGTCCGGGTTGCCGATGGCCACGACGCGACAGTCATCGTTGGTGACGAGCGTCTCAGCCGCGTCGAAGATGTTCTTCGGTACGCCGCAGGCCTCGTCCACTACGATCAGCACATGCCCAGCATGGATACCCTGGAAGGCTGTCTCGTTGTGGTCCGCAGGCTTGAGCCCCTGCGCCACCAGCTCGTCATCACCGAAGTACCAGTTGGCGTCCAAGGTGATGCGCCCCGGCAGGGGCTGCGGGTAGCTCTTGGACTTGCGATGCACGGCGCGGATGTACCGCCACAGGATGGCCTGGATCTGCCGCCAGGTAGGAGCGGTCGTGATGACGTATGGATCCTCCTTGGTATTCAGCCACCACGCCACGATCCGGCTCATGATGTGGCTCTTGCCGGTACCGTGGCAGGACTGCACAGCCGTGAAGCGGTGATCCACTACAGACCGACAGATCTCCTCCTGCTTGGACCAGACGAACTCACCCAGCCGATTCCGCGTCCACCCGGCCGGGTCCTGGTCGTAGGGGTTGTCTGTGAGTCCTGCGCCGCGCATGATGTGCTCCGTCCAACCTGCAGGCAGGGTGGTGCGCGGCTTGTTCAGGACGAGACTCGCTCGCCATCCGCCCTTGGGGTCGTACTCCTTGATGCGAGTGACCCCAGGGACGTAGCCTCTATTGGAGCGCCGGTTGAGGCTCACTTGGCCGCCAGCTCTTCGCGGTTGGCGCGGAGGACCTCTCCGTCATGGAACATCACCATGTACTGCCCATTGAGCAGCTGATGGATCACCTGAACCTCCTGACCAGCCCGGTTGAGCCGGCCAGCATCGGTGGGTCGCCACCACACCCAGCTCCCCACTTCAAACATCCGTGATCTCCCGCGCCATGCGCAGCTGAGCCAGGGCTCGATCTGCCACCACCACGTTCGCTCGCAGACGGCTGGCGAGATCACCCTTGGTGGAGTTGGAGTTGCCACGAATGCGCAGCAGCTCCACTTCCACGATCTCGAGGAAGTCGTCAGCCCTACGGAGGATCTCCGAGCAGGGATCCGGGCTCTTCCTCCGGAACATCGTCAATAGGCTCATGACAGGCAACCTCCCGGTGCCGTCTCGGTCCAGGGGTCGAAGTGACCCGTGGAGTGGTAGTAGCGGATCGCACGGGAGATGGCCCACACCGGGTCCAGCCGCTCTGCTAGCGAGCCCCAGGTGTTGAGGAACTGCAGCAACCCCGACGCCGTGGTCCCGGGCGCATCGTTGATGGCCTTGGGATTCCAGCCAGACTCCCTGGGGATGATCTCCAACAGGCAGTACCGCCCATGGGCGTCCACGTCCTGCTGGTCGAACGCGGCCTCCACCATCGCCCTCACCCCACGCCGATCCAACACGGCGTACAGGTGGGCGGGAGTCCGCTTGAACGCGCGGACCTCGCGCAACAGCTGGCTGTACACTCGCCTCTGCCAGCGGTAGACTCCGGTCTCGTGGATGAGCTGAGCCTTGATGGTCTTCTCGACCACTCCGCTCCCGCGATACCGAACCTGCCTCGGGGTGACGCCGGCCAAGATGGCCTCCTGCACGTACTGGCGTCGGACCGCGCTGATGTGCTCGGTGTGCTGCGCTCGCGCCTTCTGCAACGGGGTGGCGTGGTCGTGGGCGTCTGCCCTCCCCACCACCATCCCCCAGAAGAACACCACGCCCAACAGAACGGCGATTCCCCACTTCTGGCTTACACTCAAGATCCAGCCTCCAGTTCGAGGAGTCGCTTCCGCACCACAGCGGGAGCTAACTCCTGTTGTTCTGCAGTCAGCTGGAGGTCGCCGAGCACAGCCTTGATCAGCTGGCCCATCAGCAGCCCCCACTGCTCCGCAGCCCGAACCCTCCGCTCGTCCAGTTGCAGCTCGAGAGCCGTCTTGGAGTAGCGCATGAGCCGGTCCATGGCTTCCTGCCTGGCGCGGATGTAGACATGCAGTGTAGCCTTGTTCGACGTCCGTGTCTCGTCGATGCTACCGAGCGAGTTGTGACCTCGTGTCCGACTCAGCTCAGTTCCGACGATGTCCTCCTCGGTGAGCTGAGCGACCGCATTGTCGAACCAGAACACCTCTCCGGCCGCGATGCGGATGCACAGGAGGATGGCCTCGGCCGCGTCGATATCAGCCCACGCACCGAACCCCTCCCAGGCCTCCTTGCGCATGCGGGATGCCTCAACATCAGGCAGCGCCCCGCCATGAGCCTTACAGGGTCCTCGGTCCGTACCAGCCACACCCCAGCCTGCTGGCCGACGACAGATACGCCCATCGGCAAGCTTGGCTCCGCACACCTGCGAGTTCAACTTCGAGGGGCGTCCCATGCGGTCACCTTACCCCTTTCCGTCGGTTGTTGGCTACTTTGCGCAGATGACGCAGGTGTAGAAGCCACATGCGATACGCGCTACGCACATGCTCCTGCCCCACCACCCACAGCCCCATCTCCCGCAACACCG